AGATATCCTGTAGCACAGGTAGTCTTTCCCATCTGCCGCGGTAACATGGCAATGGTCTGTTTGTGATCGTGATAAGCATGTATCAGTCTTTCTTGATATTCGTAGGGATCAAATTTAATAGCACCACGGGTTGGATGCTGTATCTTTAAAAAGTTTTTACAGAAATATAAAGGTCCAGTTACTGGATCCATACAAGCTTCAAGATGCTTGACTTCCTCAAGAGTGTACTTTTGAGGCGCATGAGCCTTTTTAATTAAATTACCGTCTAAACTTTTTCCCATACTTTATTTACTGAAAAAAATAGGCTCCGAAGAGCCTATTTGGTTTTGTTTATAAAATTAATTAAATGATAGACCTGTTAGTGTACTGTTAGTTACTGTAATATCGTCTTCGGCAGTGCCAAGAGCTGCTCTAATTTCATCTTCAATATTCTCATACGTAGTAGCAGATGGAATAGTTTGAGTTGCTCCAAACCCGTCGTTTGTATCTGTTTTGTTAAGATGTACTAGTGCAATAAATTGATTAGCACCGCTCGCTGTAGGAACCCCAACATAATATATTTCAGCTAGATCCTGTAGAGCTGTAACTGCTTTATATAAATTACTGTTAACCGCTGCAGGAGTTGTGGTAAAATTAATTGTAGCTGAAATAATTTTCAATGCCTGTAATTGCGGAGTTCCAAATCTAGTGTATGGTCCAACTCCGTCGGTACCGTCACCTAATAATCTTCTTGCATTGGCATCAATGTTAACCAGTGTGCCTGCTGCTGAATCGCCGTATAAGTCTGCCATTATTTTGCTCCTTTAGCTTCTGCTAATCTTTGTTGTAATTCTGCACGAATTTGTGCTCTTAGGTCAACACTTTCATATGCGCCTGCGGCCATAGGATTGTCGCCACGATATGGTTTACCGCTAAAACTTTTCTTTTGTTTGTGTAAGTCGTCGCCATTGCGGATTGCAGAATCCATTCCCATGGTTTCTGGTTCGCTGTTATCTAATGAATTGCCAAATGCTTCTTCTTTGTCTTTTTTCTTCTCCATGTCATGATCATCCATGTCGTGGTCGCCGTCGTTGTCTTGATCAAGACCTTTAATTGGCATATCATCGTTGTCTGCGTCTAGATCAGGCAGCATCTTTAGTGGAGGCATTGCAGGTTTGATAGAAGTAATGCTAGGTTCCATGCTCATACTTGGCATTGGAGGCATACCGTCTTGTGGTTGATTGATCATGTCTGGATTAACTTTGGTCATTAACTTCATTAATTCTGCAATGTCATCCATGCCCTGTGCATTAAGATTTACACTCATGCTTGGTGGCGGTGTGTCTGGTTTGTCCATGTCCATCGGTGATGGTCCCATTGGGCACTCTTCTACTGTGCCGTCTTCTTTGACCTGATACTTTTTGCCATCAACTTCAAACTCACTCTGTCCGGCTTCTTTGGCTTTAGCCAATGCACCGCTGAATTCGTTGCCTTCTTGTGCAGGCTGATCTAACTCAACCATCTTTGCTAGTAATTGTTGAAAATCCATTTATTAACTCCCCAAGGCGCTTTTAGCACCAACTTTATCTTGTTTGGTCTTGGGTAGTTTATATTCCCCTTGCCCGCTGTCTTTCTTTTGTTGTTTAGCAGTTTTGCTTAAATCTTTTAAGAAACCTTTGTTGAACTCATCACCGAAGTAATCTTTATGTTTGACTTTGGTATTACCTTTTTCTAAATCAATTTCATCTAGTAATGCTTCGCCGCTAGGTTCCACTGCGGCTAATACTTGCTCTTGTTCTGTAGGTTCATTTGCGCCGCGAACTCTGTAACAATTTTCGTCTAATCCCATGTTTTTAATTTCAACTGAAATTTCAGGACTGGTAACTGGATATTCACAGATAACTTCAAATACAGTAACTTCCATATTAGTTAGTTCTGGAAAATCTAGTGGGCTTTCTTGTATTGGAGTTGTGGTTAATTTTTTAACACTCATTACACCGCAGCGGCCTAACCGTGCAGTTAATCCTTCTTGAAATTTCTCAGGAAGTTCGCCAGCAACTTTTACCTTAAAGTTATAGACTTTTTTGCTTTCGGTAAGATATTCTTTAAAAGTTTTCATAGTAATATTTAGTCCTTTTGCCCTAATTTTTTAAGTAGCTCATTACGATCAGTAATTACGTAACCCTGCCCATTGATAATATCGTTAGGATCTTCATTGGAGTCTTTGTCAATTTTTAACTTCTTGAGTTGTAGATCAACTGCTTTGAGTTTTTTGTCAATTTTAGCAGTTTTAGCTGCAATAGCGTTGCCCATCATAGAGCTCGCTACTTCAAAAATACGTCCGCTGTAGCGAACTTCTACGTTCATACCTAGATCCATTAGATCGTCATAGGCCTGTTCGGCTTTAGTAGCCAAATGATCAAGTTCTTTGTCGTCTAATTCGTCTAATTCTTTAATCTGTGGCAGGCCGCGGGTAATTTCTTGAACTGCACGATATTGATCATCGATGCTGCGAACTTCTTGGTGCACTGGTACAGATACGGGCTCGGATATTTTGGCTGCGTCTGCAGAATCTAAATTAAACAGGTCTTCTAGTTTTTTAGTCATACTATACTTATTTCCGTTTACCGCCTTGATGGAAAATATCGCCTTCGTTTACGATACGAAATTTAATACCCTGTTGCTTACACCATGCTCCGGCAGCCTCCCATTTAGCTAAATTTTTAACATACTGTTCTTGATTGTATCGGCTTTTACCCACACTTTCTAACTTGGTTTGGCTCAGTGGTTTTACTTCAACTACTTCTGCGTGTTTGCTTTGATTTTTGTCCACGTATACTACAAAAAAGTCTGGCACATAGATTGTACTTTTACCGGTTAAAGGATCACGATAGGGAATCTGTATACTTTCACTAGCCCAACTCTGCACTCCGGGATGTTCGTCTAACATGCGCATGAAAACAAATTCCCACGAGCTTCGAGCCAGCGGCATTTTCTTCCCTACATACTTGGCAGGATTTTTCATTTCAAATCTACCCTGTGCAAATTTCATAATTAGGCTGCGATGTTTCGTATTTGATTGGGTTTTACATCTGTGGTTTTGTATCCCAATATAGAAGTAGGAACACGATTGTTGTTAAGAATTTCACTGACTACTTGACTAAGTTGTGAACCAGTAAATGACTGTAAACTATCTAAAATTTGACCAATCGGTGTACCGTCTATTTTTGCCTGACGTAGCAGTGTCATACTCACTGTAGTAGCTGCGTCGCCGTCGAATCCTTTTGATTCAAAAAAAGCCTGCGTATAAGTAACGTCGTTAGCATTAAACTCCAGTGCTGCTTCGCCATAAGATCCAAAATATAATTTTGTACCGGCGGCGCTGTCTTCAATGGGTCGGCTTGGCAGATTAGTTGCCATATTATTGTCCTGTTAGTTTACGTTGTACACCTGTAGTGGTAGCTTCAGTTGTAGCACTTTTTGGAAACACACTGCCTACAACTCCACCCACGGTTGAAATTGCTCCACCGATGTTTCTAGGATTGCTGAGAATGTTGATAGCTTCTGATTTTAACTGTGCCGACGACAGCTGTCTTACATTCTTATAGGTGTTAATAGCACCTATAGCTGTGCCTAAGAATCCACCAAAGCTATCAAAGGCCACACCGTTTTCAATATTGCCAAATACCTGTTCGATACCGTCAAGCACTCCGCCATCACCGGTGAGCGTGGCTACACCACCACCTGCTACTGTGATAGGACTTGGTACCGAGTCATAGTGTAAAGTGGCAAATCCTTTAGGATTATTATAGCGAACTTGTCCTGCAGAATATTTTACTGCTTCGTATTCTAGACTCATAGTGTTGTCATTAAACTCCGAAGCAGCGTAGTCCATACTGCCGTGGCTCCATGATTTAATTCTTGGATTGATCAACGTGTAACCTAAAAATCTTCTACGACTCATTGTATAGATACTAACACTTTTAAAGAATGGCTCTGTAATGTCGTTGTCCATACCATATCTAAAATTGTCTTTGACTGTTTTGGTCGGGCGTAGATGATTGGCTTCATAGGCTGCCAACGGGTTCTGTCTATCACCGATGTAGTAGCCATAGTAGATGGCCCACATAGCATTGATTACTCCTGCAGCATCATCGTGAAAAGTAAGATTCACCGGATCATAATTGATCTGCTTGTAGAGTATTTTTTTTCTGTTGTACTGATTCTTAACTACTGAATCAAAAGTAAATTTGGGTAAGTCTGCAGTCTTGACTAGTAGCCCTACTTCTTCTGCATGATTGTTAGTAAACGAGGGCGCTCTAATTGCATATTTGTTTAGCTCAAATCTCACATAATAATTAAATTTAGTTCGAGGTGATAACCTCATGCTGTTGTCTATGAATAGACGAGTAGCATGTTGCCAGTTGGCTTGCTGTCCTTTGGGATTAAGTACTCCCTCTGCAACGCCGGTTAAAAATCTTGTAAAATAATTGGCCATAATAATATTTATGTCACAAAAAAAGCCCGAATAAATCGAGCTTTTTCTGATTACAAGTTTAATTACCCTTGTGTTGTTGAAGCACCTGTTACTGCCTCTCCAAGTGAACGTCCTACTGCTGCACCAATACCACCGATTGGGCTGGTTGCTGCTGCGCCTGCTGCAAACTGTACCAAGTTATCGTAGGCCATTGTTAGTGCAACGGTCATATGTTCGTTAGTAGCATAGTTAGCATCACCGTAGTCTACGTTCTGTAGGAAACAGCCATACAGTTCAAAAGTTTCTAGTGTTTCTGGGACTAATGTACCGTTACCACCGTCTAGAACTTCAATACGCATAGTGAACTTGTAGTCAATACCTGAACGAGCGGACGCCTGTTCCATAAAGTCGTACTGCTTCTGGATCTGCTGACCAACTAGTTTCTGTACTTGACCGCTGGCATCATCACGTAGTGTTAGTGTTACGTTTTCTAGTGTGTACTTGCCAGCAAGTTTTACCTTAGAGTTATAAACATCCAGTGTCATTTCTTCAAATGAAACTTTTGGTCTAGTAACTTCTTGAACTTGTTTAGTAAGTTCAGTTGCTGCGGCAACTCCAAATCCTAACAATGTCACTCTAAAGCGATATTTTAACTTAGGCATCAGTAGCACTTGTGTGCTGCCTGCTGTGTTTTGAGTTGGAATTCCTAGGTTGTTAAGCGATGTGATTGCCATTTTTAAATTTCTCCTGTGTTCTTGACACGCAATGGAATGTAAATGAACT